TAAAAGATCAGTATAGTGATGGATCTTTAAGCATCTTAAATTCAAACTACAGAACCACTGCAAACGTAAAATTTAAGGATCTATTTCCCGTTTCATTGACATCACTGGAGTTTGATGCTACAGTATCAGATATTCAGTATTTTACAGCAGAAGTAATTTTTAAATATACTGTCTATAATATCGTTGACACAAACGGCGAACCCCTATGAATCTTGATGAAATTCAGGAGATGTGGCAGAGAGATTCTGTCATTGACCCTGATAATTTACACGATGAATCTTTAAAAATCCCCCAACTTCATGCCAAGTATTATACAATCTATAATACGATTACTCTTCTACGCGAAAAAGCAAGAGAAACTTTTAATCGAGTCAAACTTGAGCGTTACAATTACTACACTGGAAAGGCACCTATAGAGGTTTATGAAGAAGAACCATTTCCGTATAAAGTTAGAGACAAAGAAGCGTTACAGAGGCATATGGACGCTGATGAGAGACTGAATAAAGTAGAACTCAAAATTAGATACTATGATATTATGTTAAAGTTTTTGGAAGAGATTATTAAGTGTATATCAAATAGAACGTTTCAAATAAAGAACGCTCTGGAATGGCACAGGTTTCAATCGGGGTTTAACTGACGAAATAAATATTCATAACTGATATTTTATGAATGTCACATTTGGTCATATCAAAAAAGAATGAGGTATATCTTCAAGTTGAGGCAGAAGCACACGTCTATTATGAATTAAGAGATGCATTTCAGTTTGAAGTACCAAATGCAAAGTTTGCTCCCGCTTATAAGAATAGGTGGTGGGATGGACACATTTATTTGTTTAATATTAATACTCAAGAAATATACGTTGGTCTATTAGATAAACTTATAAGATTTTGTGAGCAACATAATTATACTTATGAGTTTAGAAACAATAAGTACTATGGTCTTCCTTTTGAAGTCAATGAGATGATTTCAAAAGAAGGTGTAAAAGACTATATGAATTCTATTTGCAAGTATGCTCCCCGCGATTACCAAGTTGAGGGAGTATACGACGCTTTAAGACATAATCGAAAGTTGTTGATATCTCCAACTGCCTCTGGAAAGTCGTTGATGATATATTCGATTGTAAGATATTACGTTGAGAAAGAACAAAATATTTTGATAGTCGTTCCAACGACATCCCTTGTAGAGCAGATGTATAAAGATTTTGCAGATTATGGATGGGATGTGGGGTCATTTTGCCACAAAATCTACGCCGGAAAAGAAAGGGAAACTGATTCTCAAGTAATTATTACAACTTGGCAATCGATTTATAAACTACCTAAACAATATTTTTCAAGATTTAATGTAGTAGTTGGTGATGAAGCTCATAATTTTAAATCCAAGTCATTAGTATCTATAATGACAAAACTTTTCGATGTCAAATATCGTTTTGGATTTACAGGAACTTTAGATGGCACACAAACTCACAAATGGGTTTTAGAAGGTCTATTCGGTCCCTCTTATAAAATCATTAAAACTGATGAGTTAATGAAGAAAGGGCACGTAGCAACACTTGACATCAATATTTTATTACTTAAGCATTCACCAAATAAATTTGAAACTTTTGAAGATGAAGTGCAATATATTATCAATCATGAAAAGAGAAATAAATTCATTCGAAATCTTGCTCTTGATTTAAAAGGAAATACATTAATTCTTTTCTCAAGAGTTGAGGGTCATGGACAACCATTATACGAACTCATAAATAATAGCAAAACTGAAACCAGACAAGTGTTTTTTGTACATGGTGGAGTGAATACTGAGGACCGAGAAAAAGTCAGAGAAATTACTGAAAAAGAAAACAATGCTATCATCGTTGCTTCTTACGGGACTTTTTCTACTGGTATTAACATCAGAAATCTACATAATGTCATCTTTGCTTCCCCTAGTAAATCAAGAATCAGAAACCTCCAATCAATCGGAAGAGTCTTAAGAAAATCCGATAATAAGACAAAAGCAACTCTATATGACATTGCCGATGATATCAGTTATAAGTCAAGAAAAAATTATACTCTCAATCATTTAATCGAAAGAATTAAAATTTACAATGAAGAAAACTTTAATTATGATATTGTAAACATACCGCTTAAAAACTAATGGGAGATGAGTTTTACGCAGCAATCAAATTAATTAGTGGCGAAGAAATATTTTCTCTTATTTCTGTCGATGAAAATAATGGAGATCCAATTATCATTCTTCAAAATCCAGTTATAATGAAAGTATTTACAAATTATGTTGGTATGTATGTAAAAATAAAACCTTGGATGGAAATACCTAATGATGATATCTTTTTTATTAAGTTTGATAGAATCATTACAATGACTGAAATTAAAAATCAATCTACAATTGATTTTTATCTACGATATCTTGAAGATGATAGTGATATTGAAATTGAATCTAACGGTAAAGTTTCAATATCTGATAAAATGGGATATCTGGGGTCAGTAGAGAATTCTCGTAAGTCACTCGAAGATATTTTTCTCAAAGACCTTAAAGATAATAAAGAAAGCTAAAACTTATCTTCAATGGAGACAAACCTAGTCTACACATATTTTTGATACTTGTCAAGCCCTTGATTTATGTGGTATAATTAATTCAACTTATATTAAGTAAAAGATGGACTTGTTATGCCAAAAAAGAAATCAGAACATTATGTAAATAACAAAGAGTTACTTGAAGCATTGATTGTTTATAGGACAAAGGTTGCTGCTGCTAAAGAGCAAGGACTTCCAAAACCACGTATTACAAATTATTTGGGAGAGTGTTTTCTTAAGATTGCCACGCATCTTTCTTATAAACCTAACTTTGTGAATTATATGTTTCGGGATGATATGATTTCTGATGGCATAGAAAATTGCGTTCAATATATTCATAATTTTGATCCACAAAAATCAAGTAATCCTTTTGCCTACTTTACTCAAATTATTCACTATGCATTTCTCCGTCGTATTCAGAAGGAGAAGAAGCAACTGGAAATTAAAACCAAGATCATCGAACGCACTGGTTATGATGAGGTTATGATGATTGATGACAACTTGCTTTCTGGAAGCAATTCCGATTATAATAGTATGAAAGATGCTATTCAATACAGAAATAACCGATGAAGGTAGCAATTTTAACTGACACTCACTACGGGTGTCGCAAAGGATCAAAGTATCTCCACGATCACTTTGAACTCTTCTATAAGAATGTCTTCTTTCCTGCTTTAGAGGAGCATGGAATTAAAACAGTCATTCATATGGGTGATGCCTTTGATAGTCGCAAGTCAATTGATTATCAAAGTTTAGAATGGGCAAAGCGTGTAGTATTTGAACCTCTTAAAAATCACGAAGTTCATATGATTGTGGGCAATCACGATTGTTACTTTAAAAATACCAATCACGTCAATTCACCATCGCTTCTTCTTCAGAATTACTCCAATATTAAAACCTATAGTTATCCACAAACAATCAAAGTTGGTGGTCTTGACATTATGATGGTGCCTTGGATTTGCAGTGATAACTATGATGAAACGATAAAGCAAATCAAAAAATCCAAAGCAAAAATTGCGATGGGTCATCTGGAGTTACAAGGTTTCCGTGTAAATCGAAATCTTGTAATGGAAGAGCATGGAACTGATCCAAAGATTTTTGATAAGTTTCAGAAAGTATTTTCTGGACATTATCATACTCGCTCTGACAATGGAAAAATCTTTTATCTGGGTAATACTTATGAGATGTATTGGAATGATGTAAATGACACCCGTGGATTTCATATTTTTGATACAGAAACTCTAGAGCATACTCCAATTAACAATCCTTATAAATTATTCTATAACATTTATTATGAGGATACTCCACATCAAATGTTTGATGCTACAGATTATGAAAATAAAATTGTCAAGGTAATTGTTCGTAAGAAGACCAAACCAAAAGACTTTGAAAAATTCATTGATAAACTTTACACCATAGGTGTTCAAGATCTTAAAATTGTTGAAAACTTTGATATTCAAGAAAGTGAAGATTTTGAAATTGATGAAGAAGAAAATACAATGTCAATTCTAAATCGTTATATTGACGAAGCAGAATTTGAGTTTGATAAAAATATTATCAAAGGTATTTTTCAAGATCTCTATAGACAAGCTTGCGAGGTAGAGTAAATGTTTCTTCTCACACTCAAAGACAGAAAAGATGATGGTGCATATGCAGTGCAAAATCGATATGGTGAAAAAGTCTTATTTCTCTTTGAAGAAGAAGACGATGCGACTCGATATGCTTTAATGTTGGAGGACCAAGAAAAAACTGTAATGGATGTTGTAGAGGTTGATGATGAGCTTGCAATAAAGACGTGTAAGACTTATAATTATAAGTATGCCGTGATCACTCCTGACGATATCGTTATTCCTCCTAAGAATGTTAGTATTTCACAAGATTAATAAACCTTTTACTAAATTAAAATATTAAATCTTATAAATAGTTAGGTAATAAACCTTTTAGTAAAATAATGCTCCATCTTCATCATATGTTACCAAAGCATTCTTCGTATTTTCATTATCTTGGTAATGTGAAAGAAGATGATTACTATAAAGTTTATCTAACACCAGAGGGGCACGCAGACCAGCACGATATTCTGTATCGTGTATTTGGAGATAAGTTTGATAAAATTGCCTCCGATGGACTCAGGGGCCAAAAAAATATAAAACCACAAGTTTTTAGTGAAGCAGGTAAGAGAGGTGGGAAAGCAAAACCAGACTCTCTGGCAAAACTAAAAATGTCTGATAAAAAACTTGGAAGAAAATTAACCGAAGATCATAAGAAAAAAATAAGTGATGCTAATTTAGGTAAGAAAAAACCTATGAGTGAAGAGCATAAAGATAAAATTAGTCAAAGTTTAATTGGAAATACTAGAAGAAAGAATGGTAAAAAAACTTGGAAACCAGATGAAGATTATAAATCAAAAATGAGTGAGATAAAAAAAGGAAAGAAACCTCACGCATTTACAGAAGAGACACGCAGAAAAATGAGTGAAGCAGCAAAAAATAGAAAGAAAAAACTTGACAATAAGTAGTTTGCCTGATATGATGTCCTTATTAGATTTTAATTCTTGTGATTACATTTAAGAAAATCCGTTATAAGAATTTTTTAAGTTCCGGAAATCAATTCACCGAAATTGATTTTCTTTCTAATAAAACTAATTTAATTATCGGCACAAACGGTGCTGGAAAGTCAACGGTATTAGATGCTCTTACCTTTGCTCTTTTTAATAAGGCATTTCGCAAAATTAACAAAAATCAATTAATCAATACAACAAACGAAAAAGATTGTCTTGTGGAAATTGAATTCTCTGTGAACAATAGAGATTATCTTGTTCGCCGGGGAATCAAACCAAATATTTTTGATATTGAAGTAAATGGTAATCCACTTCATAAAGAAGCAGATGATCGTGCTAATCAAAGAATTCTTGAAGAGAATATCCTTAAGGTAAACTATAAGTCTTTTACTCAGATTGTGATTCTGGGTTCTAGTACTTTTGTGCCGTTTATGCAACTCGCTACTTCACATCGTCGTGAGGTGATTGAGGACCTTCTGGATATTCGTATTTTTTCTGCGATGAATAATCTTATTAAGGATAAGATTCGTGAGAAAAAGGACCAAATTAAATCTCTTGAACTTAAGAAAGAAACTCTTAAGGATAAGATGAAAATGCAGCAAGAGTTTATTGAAGAACTTGAGAATCGTGGTAATGCCAACATCAATGCCAATAAAGAAAAGATTACCAATCTAGATTCCGAAGTTGGCATTTACATGACCGAAAATGCCAAGATTGAAGAAGACATCTTTAAATACACAAAAGAACAAGAAGAAGTTATTGGTGCTGGGGATAAGTTAGTAAAGCTTAACAATCTTAAGGGTAAGATCTCGCAGAAAGTATCTGCTATTACCAAAGAGCATAAGTTTTTCACAGAAAATACGGTCTGCCCTACCTGCACACAAACAATTGAAGAAGAGTTTCGGTTAAATAGAATTACAGACGCTCAAAATAAGGCAAAGGAACTCCAGAAAGGTTATCAAGACCTAGAGGAGACTATAAA